ATTGATTGAGCATTTAAAATTAATAGCTCTTTGGCTGACCGTACGTGTAAAGTTCTGGCTTATGAGTTCTGTCGTTGTAGTCAAACATTGTTACGGCTGCGTACTTTACTCCGCTTGTGACTGGCTTTGAAGCATGAGCGTAAATAAACGTGGATGGAAATAAAACGATGTCTCCATACTCTGGCTTGATTGTTAAATCCAAGTAAGGAAACCATAATTCCCCGCCCTCGTAATCATCGTTTAGGTACATCACTGAAGAAACCGTGCAATTGTATGAAAAACCATGGTCCGTATGAACAGCGAAGTGTTGACCGACACCGTATCTCACATAGTTGATAGCTTCCATAAATTCCATATTTATGTTGTATCTACTCTGGTAGTCGGTAAGGCATTTACGCAACCCAGTATTTGTGTCGTCGTAAATTGCTTTAATTTCTGAAAATTGAGGAGGACAATGTCTTAGATGGTCAACCCCAATTTTGCAGTCAACACAGTCTCTGTATTCAGGCATCTTTACGGAATCGCCTACAAGAGCATCCATCCACATGTACGGAGGTATGGTGCTATTTCCAATTGTTGATTCAAGACGTTCGACTAGATTGAGCTCTTTTGGGAGCGCATTCTTGTAAAGAATTATTCCGAACATTGGATTTCCGACGTATGTGTTGTTCATATAGTAATTCTATACATCTGGTCATTTGATAATGCGGACTGCATAAGGCTATGGTTTTGGTGTAAAAAATGCCTGCATCATATACCTTGTCCCAGACTCAACCGTACTTATTCCGTGAATCATCTCCTCGTCCCATACTTGATTAAAAAGAATAAGCGAATTAGGCAATGGCTTGTACTTTAATCCAAGGGCAGGGAATATGTTCTCCCCCCCTTCGTATTCGTCATTCAAGTAATAAACAGACGAGTAGTGGGTGAATGCTCCTGGCGTTCCCATAAAGACGCCATCACAGTGAAGATGCATGCTGCCACCAGTATTTATCTTTGTTATTGCATTTCCAAATTCGTAGATTACATCTTGACCCCAAACATCTTTTATTGCGTCTGCGGTCATGTTCATACATTTAGTAACAAGCCCATTTATGTACTCGCTAGATGGCCAAATAACAACAAATCCTAAAGCTTCTGTTGGCGGATACCCAATTTGTTCAACTTCTCCAGATTCAATTTTCCTCATTTCCTCATCCGACAAAATATAATTTTTTCTATAAACAACGCCGTCAAGCCTTGTGTGGTCGTAGTCTCTCCATCTCAAAGCATGATTTGTTGGAAAAGATTTGAATTCGGAGTCATTATCAATGGCAAATGCTTTAAGTGCAGCCCACTCATCTGTGGGTAAAAAATCTTTGTAAATCATTATGCTTGGTTTATTCATGTCACTCCAAAAAACTCTTGATTGTATAAAAAGCTGGTGTTGTAAATCTTTCTCCAGAGGTAACCATTTTTACGCCATGTAGATAATTTATGTCCCCTGGGTGCAAGACTGCCAACCCTGGTTCTGGTTTCACAACAATGTCATGCTGTGGGTAGTAAAGTTCTCCACCTTCAAAATCATCATTCCAGTAAAACAAAGAATTAATGTCATAGGTGGGAAATGGGTTTGGCGAGCCGTCGTTCATCTGTTTATCGGCATGTGGCTGTTGTTCAATACCCTTGAACCATCGAACTATGCATGGAGGTCTTTTTTGCAATGTGCATTTAAAAATATCCCCTGCGACTACGGCCATTTTGTCAAGGTAAGAATCAATAAGGTCATGAACTTCTTCGTTGATTTTCTGCAAAATCTCCCAAGTGCATTGCCTGTCATTCCAGTAAGCGGCACTATATGTGCACACTCCGTTTTCATCAAATATGTCTTCGTTGGAGCCGTTTGACCACTCGTTTATGGTTCTCGCAAATGAACTTATTTTTTCAACATCCTCATCCGCAATAAAGTTTTTAAATACGTGGATGTTTTCAGGACCAGAACCAAAGTGTCCTGGTGCAACTGGCCACGGCGATTGCTGATGCACGGATTCTTCCATGCCTCAATGCTACTTAAAGGCTGGCGGGAAAAACGGTGGGAAGAAAGGTGGGAAGAATGGCGGGAAAAACGGAGGAAAGAATGGTGGGAAATAGGGCGGGAAGAATGGAGGAAAAAACGGTGGGAAATACGGCGGGAAGAAAGGCGGGAAGAAAGGTGGGAAGTAAGGTGGAGCTACTGGTGTTACTGAGTTGGATGCTCCAGAAGTTGCTGAACCGTAAGCATTTGATGCTGTTACGGTAAACGTGTAGGCGGTTCCGTTGGTCAATCCAGATACCGTAATTGGTGAAGCACCAGTACCAGTTAAACCACCAGGGCTTGATGTAGCGGTAAACGTAGTTGTTCCAGTCCCAGCAGCGCCAGCGGTATATGCGACAGTTGCAGAAGCATTTCCTGCTGTTGCGGTTCCAATTGTAGGCGCGCCTGGAGGGGCACCTGGCGTAACGGAGTTTGACGCTGCAGTTGTATTACTTCCAATGTTATTAGCAGCGTTAACTGTGAATGTGTACGCAGTTCCGTTTGTCAATCCAGTCACTGTCACTGGGGATGTAATACCATTCCCATGGTCGGTCTGAGTTGATGTAATACCACCAGGACTTGAAGTTACGGTGTAGGTAATTGGATAACCTATTTAATCTGGTTTGAATTAGCGCTTGAATCCGATAAAACACCATTGCTTGATACTGCTTGAACAGAAAAAGTTTGGTCTGCGCCGTAGTAGGCATCAATATATGTATTCAATGTTGAACTTGCTTCAAACATGATGTTGTCAAAAAGTCCAACCCAACCGACCGAGTTACCAGTAGTCCCATTAAGGATAAGTATCCTTACAAATGCAGCTCCAACAGGAGCAACCCCGCTACAAGAAAGTCTCTTCCATCCTTCTGCAACTGTTGTAGAAGGAAACCCGCCAGCGGAGTTTATTTCTGAAATATAAGTTGATTGATTACTTTGGTAGAACTGTGCAGCAATATACATAGTACGCGTATTACCGCTTAAATTTTTTGCATAAGCTGAATAGTAGTAAGTCACTCCAGCGCTAACTGGAATCCATGCTGTTTGATAAGCATTTGGGTAATCTGTGGTTGCTGAGTTTGTCAGAGAAAGACAGGCAGTGTCAAAACCAAAAGCATAGTTGCTTGCATCGCGCGCAAGTGTTGGTCCGTTCTGTGTCCATCCGTGTGTATTTGTTCGTGCGCTAGGATTAACAACAAGGTTTTTTCTAGCACCAATTGTTATTGGAGAAGATGAGGAAGTTGACTTATCTTGCGTCGTTGTTGAAGTTGCAGTGTATGTAACTGTTCCTTTTCCGATATACGACGACGGAGTAAAAGGAACCGACGCGACTCCAGCAGACTGCGATGCAGTTCCAATTGTCGGGGTTGTTGGCTTTTTCCCGCCAGAATCTTTTGTTGCCATAAGTTACGCCGAAATGTCTCCAACCAATACCCATGTATCGGTTGCTCGTTTAATGAGCGTAGCATATGACCATTGTGCTCGCATCTTAAGTCCTGGGGTGGCGTTGATGGTTACACCACCAGTTGCCACAATTGTAGTTTGTCCTGCGCCAGTCTGAAGGATGTTGATTTGTGACCCAACAGGGAAAGCTACAGATGAGTTGAGAGGCACTGTCAAGTTATTTGCAGAGCCAACATTCATTTCCACTACTTTGTTTTTGTCTGCTAGCACAAGTGTGTATGAAGCAGTTTGAGCGTTTGTTGACACATCTGCTAATTTTCCTAGGTCAATTGCTGCAGTGGAACTGATGTCGGCATTCACGATAGTGCCGTCTGCAATCATGGTTGAAGTTACAGTTCCTGTATCGGCTGCAGTAATCGCTGTGCCTGAAATCTTTGTCTTATCAATAGCCGCTGAAGCGTTGATATCTGCATTAACAATCACGCCAGTGCCAATAGCCGTAACCCCTGACGAGCTGACAGTAACATCACCAGACAGTGCTGTTGCAGTGGCAACGTTTGAAGCATTACCCATTAAGACAGAACCAGCTGTAATGCTGGCTAATTTTGAATGTGTTATTGCAGCTGAAGCATTAATATCTGCGTCAACTATTACACCCGAACCGATAGCGGTTACGCCTGCTCCGGTTATCGTAACATCGCCAGAAATAGTAGTTGCCGTAACAACACCAGTTGTAGTTGTTCCAAGCAAAACCTGTCCAGCAGTAGCATTTGCCAATTTGCTATGTGCAATTGCTGCTGAAGCATTTACGTCTGCATCGACAATCACCCCTGACGCAATTGCTGTTACGCCAGTATCGGAGATTGTAATATCTCCAGTTTCAGAAACCCATGTTGGTACTCCTGAAGAGTTCGCAACAATAATTTGACCTGATGTACCAGATGCAAGTTTGCTGAGGGCGATAGCCGCCGAAGCATTGATGTCACCGTTGACAATCGTTCCATCGGCAATCATCGTTGAGGTCACGGTTCCAGTGTCACCAGCGGTAATTGCTGTGCCTGAAATCTTTGTCTTATCGATTGCCGCCGATGCGTTTATGTCAGCGTTGACTATTACACCAGAAGCTATAGCCGTAACTCCAGCATTGGAAATTGTTACGTCGCCAGTTACAGCAGTTGATGTTGCTACGTTTGATGCATTTCCAACAAGTATATTCCCGCTGGTCAGGGAGGCAAGTTTGCTGTAATCTATCGCTGCAGACGCATTTACGTCGGCGTTGACAATAACGCCAGAACCAATGGCTGTTACTCCACCACCGCTAATTGTCACATCACCAGAAACCGTTGTTGCAGTGATTACACCAGTTGTAGTAGTACCAAGCAGCACCTGACCGGCAGTGGCGTTTGCAAGTTTGCTATGAGCAAATGCTGCCGAAGCGTTGACATCTGCATTGACAATCACGCCAGATGAAATTGCAGTGACACCAGTGTCGGAAATTGTTACGTCGCCAGTCTCTGAAACCCATGTCGGCACCCCTGAGGAGTTGGCAACAATAATCTGGCCAGAGGTTCCTGATGCAAGTTTTGACAAGGCGATTGCGGCCGATGTGTTGATATCGGCATTAACAATGGTTCCATCAAGAATCATCCCAGATGTAACAGTTCCAGTTGGCAGTGTTACTGTGCCTGTAAATGTCGGGCTTGCTAATGGTGCATAGTATGAACCATGTTGTCCGTCAAGCAGGTCAGCATTTAGATTGGTAACTACTGTTGAAGAAGAAACGCTTATTGGTGCGGTTCCAGTAGCAACTGTGCTTATGTATGTATTTGCTGAAACATCTGCAGCGGTGTACGAAGCATGTGCAGTATTAATCGGTGCAGTTGGTTCAACGGTTAATCCTTTAAAGAATTTAAAAGTGTGTGCATCGGATGCATCACTGAAAAGACCAGCATGACGATATGTGCCATCATTGTAATTTCCAGCAAACCCAAGGTCTGGGTCAGTCACAGTTGAGCCACTGTTCATATAAATGAGTGGGTCGTCAATCGCCAAACTTGTCTGGTTGACAGTGGTGACAGAACCACTTACATTTAGGTTTCCGCCAATTATCACATTGCCAGTTGTCGTTAATTGGGCAAAAGTTACGCTTGAGGAAGTTGCAACAGCTTGGCCAATTGCAATTGTTGGAGTAGCACCCTCGCCAGAGTTATTAGTAAGGCTTACTCCAGTACCTGCAACCAAAGAAGAAACATAGTCACCACTTGTGTCGGTTCCAAGCGAAACAGAATTAGCAGCTAATGTTGCAGCTCCATTTGAAGCAATCGTTATGTCTCCAGAAACTTTTCCAAATACATAATCAGAAATTCTTGTTACAGCGGCTTTGCGATTTGTTCCAGCTCCGCCATCATCAACGATAACCAAGTCAGCATCAGCAAGCGCTGCACCTATGTCGGTTCCGCCATCAATGTTTATTGCGCTAAGTGAAACTTTATCTGCAGTTGATATTGTTGCAAGTTTTGTATCTACAATTCCAGCCGAAGCATTAATGTCAGCGTTTACGATTACGCCAGAAGCAATAGCAGTAACACCATCTTGGTCAATGGTTATATCTCCAGATTCGCTGACATAGGTTGGCACACCTGATGCATTAGCAACGATAATTTGGCCAGCAGTACCAGATGCAAGTTTTGACAATGCAATCCCAGCCGATGCGTTTATGTCGCCATTAACAATCGTTCCATCAAGAATCATTGACGATGTAACTTTGCCAGCTCCAATAGCCGTCACTCCAGTGTCTGAAATGGTTACGTCGCCAGTTTCGGCAACCGCAGTTGGTACCCCAGAAGAGTTATAGACGATGATGTTTCCAGCCGTACTTGTAGCGAGCTTTGATAGTTCTATACCTGCAGAAGCGTTGATGTCGGCATTAACGATTACGCCAGATGAAATAGCAGTAACGCCAGTATCTGAAATCGAGATATCTCCAGATTCTGAAACCCATGTTGGGACGCCAGAAGCATTTGCGACAATGATTTGACCTGATGTTCCGGATTCAAGTTTTGACAATGCTATTCCAGCGGAAGCATTGATATCGCCATTAACGATAGTTCCATCAGAAATCATCGTTGAAGTTACGGTGCCTGTGTCAGCCGCTGTAATCGCTGTACCAGAAATCTTGGTTTTATCAATTGCCGCGGAAGCATTGATGTCTGCATTCACAATCACGCCAGAAGAAATCGCAGTTACACCAGTGTCCGAAATCGTTACGTC